TCCTCGCATTATTCTATCCTTATATTCTTTTGGAGTTTCTTCAACTTTTTTTGGCTTTGTTCCAGCATTAGATCCTCCTCCTAAAGCTCTAAGAGCTTCTTGTCTTGATGTTAATTTTTCTTCTCTTTCAATTAGTTTTCTTCTTTCTTCTAAATTTGCTTTTAACTCTTCATTAACTTTTTTTGCTTCAGCAATTAAATCTATTCCTTGTTCTCCACTAGGCCTGTTGTTAGAATCTTCATCATTTCCTGCTGTCTCCATTTTTTCGTTCTTCTCTTCCATTTCTTGCTTTTTTTCATTTATGTTTTCTTCCATGTTTCCCTCCTTTCACTTTATAAAATTAAAAAGTTTCGTTGTGTATTCTCCTCTTTCTCCATCCCAATATTCTTTAAATTTGTTTACTATCACTATTAAGGTCGCTATAATTGAGAATGAAATTCCTTTCATTGTTATTTCTCCTGAAGATAAAGAGCCTAAAAAAACTAAAAGTCCAGCTAAAACACTATTCACTATGTTATAAAAAATTTCTTTTTTGTTTTGTTTTGTTACTACATTGTTTTTCTTTTTCATAGTTTTATCATCGAGTCTGATTTTTTAAAATTATTTTGTCCATCTTTTCTTTCATCTTTCAAAACATTTTCTAAAATATCCGCTGGGAATTCCAAATCAATTTCTATTCCTAACTGATTTAAGATTTGCTCTTGATTATATTGTTGCATGTCTTCTATCTCTTGCTGAAAAGCTAAATAAATAACTTTTGAACTTGCTTCTGTTGTGTTTTCTCCCCAGCCCATTATTACTTCAGGCATTCCACATCCTGTTACAAATTCTCTGACTAAGAATTTTATGTAGGGCAGAGAATCCAGAGTTGCGTATTGTCCTGTTGATGATTTCTTAATTTCTTTTATAACTCCTGTTGGAATAATCACATTTTCACTTTTCTTGTAGGCTGTGTTTATTGTTGTTTCTATTGCGGCCAATTTTGTTGTATCATCTGTTTCCACTTCGAAGAATTGAATTGGCTTTATGTTTCTGTGATAAAGAATGTCTAAATCTATGATGGCCTGATTTCTTGCTTTGATTAAGCTTTCTAACGCTTCAGGGAATGGAATGCCATGAATTTCATCTGCTATTCTTTCATAGCTTAGATGATATATTTCATCAGGCTCAAAAATTCTATCTGTTCCTTCTAATTTGTAACCTGTTAAAATTCCCTCGTTATTTACTTGAATTGCTGTTTTTTGAGGATTAAGAGGTTTAAGGTTTGTTATTCTTCCTTGATTGTCTTTAATTATGTGGCTGAAACTATCCCCACAAATCATCGCTGTTCTCCAAGCATTTTTCAAAACACTTCTTGCTGAATCTTTTCCAAAACCTTTTATTTTGTCTAACTTTGCTTGATTTTGTTTGTTGGCTTTTATTCCTCTTCCAAAAGTCCAGCTTCCAAATTTATTGATTACTGCTCTTAGTTCTGGGATCTCTCTATAATATCCATGCCATTTATCAAAATCAGGGGTGTATGAGTAGGCCTCCCCTGATTCTGTTGAACGAGAATTTATGCTTGCTTCATTATTCATTCCTGAAAAATTGGTTGTTTCGCCTGTTCTTGATGTTGTCATGTAATAATAAGTAATTCCTTGTATTTAAATGTTTTTCTTTCTAATATACCACATTTCCACTTAAATTATTTCCTGTTCCTGAGTCCGATATTGCTAAATCATTTATGTTTCCTGTTACTGCATTATAGTTTGCTCCTGCTACTAAAAAAATTTGCCCACATTTGTTTCCATGTATTGTGTTTCTAAGGCATCCACTAGCTATGTTTAATTCATCTCCTATATTGTTATGCTGTATTTTGTTATCTGTTGAATTTGCGACTAAATCCATCGTTGTTGTAGTGATATTATTGTTAAAGATGCTGTTTGTTATTGCCATTCCAAATCCATTATATTTTAGTTTGTTGCTTCTTACTTCTATGTTTGTTGCTGAGGCTGTTGCATAGATAAAATAGCTTACATCGTCTATAAATGCAGAAAAATCACACTCTAATATTTTTATTCTTGCCATTCCTGTTGTTCCTTGTATTACTCCTTTTCCTGAATTGTATATCTGTGTTGCTCCTGTTGTTGCTGTTATGTTTCTTAGGATAATATCTGTGCTTGCTGTTACATCAAATAGTTTGCATGCTTGATCATAGTCTGATGGATTATTTACTGAAATTGTTAAGTCTTGCATTATGATTCTTGATTTTGAATTCATGTTTATAATTGATGTTGCTGTGTTGTTCATTCTAAAATAGATTATTGTGTTTAAACTTTCTCCTTGAATTTTTAGATCATTTTTTATTGTTAGTGGGAGGTTTTCATTATAAGTTCCATTTTTTATAAATATTGTTGCTCCTACATCTGCTGCTTTTATTGCTTCTTGTATGCTTTCAAAATCCCCACTTCCATCTTTAGAGACAACAAAATTATTCCCCTTTCTTTCTTTGCCTAATCCTTGCCCAAAATCTTTTGAATGTTTAAAAAGTTGTGGGATTCCTTGAAAATTGAGAACCATTTTAAACTCCTATGTAATTTTTAAAATCTTCTTTTTCTAGAAAATCTTGGATCTCTTTCAAGCGAGCATAGTGAATGTTTATCATGTCTTCTGCTTCGATTCTTGAGGAATATCCTGCCATGTTGTATTGGATTACCCCTATTGCTGCAAATCTTGCTGCCCACTCTGAGAATAACTTTTTCTTTGTTGAGTTTAATGATCCCCAATTTGTAACAATATCATACTTTACTAAGTTACCAAGAAATGCTTCAGCATAGCCCACGAGATAATTATGATTCGCTTCTGTGTTTCCTGTTGCATCTACATTTTCACCAGCAAAAAAGTTAATTTCTGCTTCAGCACAAATTGTTCCTGTGTATGCCATGTTAAAATGAGTGTGCGAAGATATTTAAACTTTTGTCTTTCTCTGCCAGCCATGCCCCTCTTATAATCCCCTCGCAAATATGGCTATAACTGCCCCAAATTTTCTCTCCATCATATTGTATCGACGATAAACTTGCTTTTATCTCATCATCATCCAAAAGTTTTATTCTTCCTTGCTCCATCAGCATTAGAAGATTAAAATACATCTCTTCTTTTAGGAGTCTTTTTGTCCTTTCTCCCTCGTTATCAGTTTGCCTTGATGCATTATTTAGGGCCTCTGTTTTCTTCTTTGTTTTTTCTTCATTCATTAACTCACTAAAAACTCCAAATCCCACTCCTCCATCATCCACTCCTATTTTTTTGAAATTCCAAATATTATTTAGAGTTATGATTTTCTTTGAGGTGTCTGTTGTTAAATTTCTTTTTTCTATTATGCTATCTCTTTGGACTATTGACTTATCTTGCATTTTTTCTAAAATTTCATAAGTGCATTCATCTTCTCCATAGCCAGCAATATCACATCCTATGTAAAACTTTCCTGTTCCTACTCTATCTCTTCTTTTCTCTTTACAGCAATTATTTATTAAATTTTCATCAAAAAGTCTCTTTAATTCGTCTAAAAATTGTGCCAAATATTCTTGGGCATAATGTAATCTTGACATGTTCTTCTTTTCATTTTCTAAAAATTCTTTTGTATGTCTTGGGCAGTCTTCAGCAGAGACAAAAAATTTTTTAAATTGTTCGTCTTTGGATTTTTTATAAAAAAATGTTTCATTTCCTTCTTTATCTTTTTTTCCAAAAGGAGTTGAGGCTATATCCATGCTTCCCTTTGTTATGCTTAACATGGGTGTTACTGAAATAAAAAATTCTTCACTCATTCTGCTCCCTTCATCTATCATGAGCTTTTTTATTGTGTCTCCTCTTAATCCCTCTCCTGTTTCTCCAGCAGCGTAACAAAAAATTCCTGTTCCATTTGTAAAAAGAATTCTGTGCATAGTTGGTTTGTCCTTTCCCTTACAGATCCAGCTTTTGTATTTTGTTTCAGCATAACTTAGAGCTTTTGCTAACATTCTATATGCCTGTTTTTCTGTTATTGAACAAATTAGAATATTTTCTCCTTCCTTGAAATGATGAATGCATAATTCAACAGATTTTATACTCATCGCTGTTGTTTTTCCACACTGCCTTCCTGTTAAAAGAAAACAATTTTTTTCAGCTGGAGTTTCTATATATTCTTTTTGCCAAGAGTCAAGAGTTTCCCAAGGGAGATTTATGTTATATTCTGTCATGGCATTCAGGGCATAGTGCTTCTAATTTATCAGGAGAGCATAACAAATCTTTTTTTATCACTTCAACAATTTCATCCCAATTTAAAATTCCTTCTTTATGATGAACCTCCACTTTTTGTTCAAAACCTTTTTTCTGTGATTTTTTCTTTCCGCAATTTTGGCAGGTATAGTTTGCTTTTTTTAAACATTCAGCTCTTTCTCTGCTTCTAAGCCATAATTGTCTTAAACTATGAACTATTTGACTTCTTGGAGTTTCAGGCGACTTCATCTTTCAAAACCTCTAAAGGATCTTCTTTTTTTGTTGCTTTTAGAAAATTTACTATATCTCCTGTTGGAATTGTTAAAAATCCATTTGAACTTCTT